AGGCATTCGTTGGACTCAGAATAAGTTCTGCGCCCATGATTGCAATCTTCACAGGATCAGTGCCAGACACTTCGTAGACGCGATCTCGCAGTTTAACGGTCATGCCCAAGCGCCGCCAGATTACACGTTTGTAATACTGACCAATCTTGCCCATGGATGCCCAATGCTCGTTGGACCATGTGTGGCCGCCATCGTCCGAGAAGCGCAGCATGACTTGAGGGTCACTGCCTTGACCAAGGTTCAGGCCAACGCCAGACTCGCAATCAAGTTGCAGTGTGTGCTGGGCCGTGCGGCGCAGATTGTTTTGGCCAGTTGGCAATGCACGCCATGTGCGTAACCACTTCTGGATGCTGCCGTTGTCGCTAAAGTCATCCAGATCAAAAGCGTAGATGTTGCCGTTTTCAAAGTCGCCAATGACAACCTTGTTGTTAAACGCCATTTGGCAATTGCCACGGTGGCGTGTAAAGTTGCCGTCAGTAAACCCTGCACGCTCATGCCAGGCTTGTGTGGCCGCATCATAGACCCAAGTGGTGTTAGCACTAGGGAAAACCAGTACATAGAAACTGTGGCCGTCTTGCTGATAGGTGTACGCAATAGCGTCCGATATATCATCGTATTGTTGAATTTGCCACTCAACAGCGTGTGTGGAAATGCGAACGCCGGTGTAACCATTGGCGCGGTAGACAATACCCTCACCACGGCGGTCACGGCCAAGCCAGAACAGGCCGTTGTCCATCTTGGCAACCGAGTAAGGGGCAGCACAGCCCAACTCGTTAAACGCGCCTTGGATGCGTTGTAAGGGGAAGTCTGTCGCGCCAGAGTCATACCAGACTTCAATCGAGTTAGTGCCAAAGGCCCAGACCTCGCGGAAGTTGGCTGCTACGGCCACCAAGCCGTCAGGCGAGCCTTCGGTGCTGGCAAACTCAAGCGGGTCAATCGATGTGCCGTCTAACAGTGCAGTGATCCACAGCTTTTGGCTGTTTGGCTCGTTGAACACAAAGTAGCCGTCCAGATAGCAGACAGTCACAGCGCCTGGGAAGTCTGGATCAGTAATCTGGCCAAAGGCGTTTGTCGTGTTGTTGTAGATGTAGCTGGGGCCATTGGCCGCAATGAACAGCTGCGTGCCATTGTCAGCCAGACTGACAGGGCCAGTACCAGCCACCGTGCCAATTAGCGTGGCCACATAAGCAGTAGTGATCTTGTACAGTTGTGTGCCTGACACCACAAAAGCTGTGGTGTCGTTGGACGAGAACGCCCACAGGCCACGGACAGGGCCGTTGCCAATGGTGTTGAGCAGCTTGAGGCCAGGGGCGCGGTTTAGGAATGCAGGCTCTTTACCGGCCTCTGGAACAATCTCGGGAAACAGATTGACCATCCGAGCGTCTGCCGCATTGACAGAACGCGCTACATAAGTAGAGCCAAGAATCGGAGTTTTCATTTAATAGTTCCTGTGTTAATATTAATCTTTAACATAGGAGAATCAATATGACCACAGATGAACTTCGCAATCTTTTGGCCTATGACCCCGCTACGGGTCATTTTACTTGGAAACAACGCGCTGCCAAGTGCATTCAAATTGGTAGCATTGCAGGCAATACAAATAAGACTGGTTATGTGACGATAGGCCTGTGCAAAAAAGTTTATAAAGCGCACCGGTTGGCGTGGTTGTACATATACGGCAGTTGGCCTGATGGATTGATTGACCATATCAATGGCGTTAAATCCGACAACAGGCTTTCTAATCTTCGAGTGGTTAATGAAACCGGAAATTCTGAAAACGTACGCAAACCCAACAAACGAAATAAGTCTGGTTTTATGGGCGTTATTTGGTATCAAAACAAATGGCGTGCCAATATTACGGTTAACAAAAAAACTAAATGGCTTGGCGACTACGCTACGCCAGAGGAAGCGCACGCCGCATATCTTGGCGCAAAAAGATTGCACCATGCAATGTGTACCATTTAGTAGTTTCGGCATCAATAATTGCCAGCATAGATGTTGAAACGCTGGCGGTTGGCCACCAATGCGTAAGGCAGTGCCATCACATCATCAGGGTTGTTGATGCGCTTCAAGTCACGCTTAGAAGTCATCGCAATGCGCTGCACTTGTGGGCTTGGCTCAACGCCAAACTCAGGGGCAAACTCCATGGCCAAGTTGTATGTGAACGCACGCAAATAGCCTGGTGGGTAGTACAGCACGGTGGATAGCGTGGCTGGGTTGTTTAGTTCTTGAACCGAAACAAAGTGCCATTCCAAGTCTTGAGTTGGACGAGGGTAAACGTACATCTCAATATTAGGAAACGTCATGTTAGTGAACATGACTTGAGGGAACGTGGAAGTCACATTCTTAACAGCAATACCGTTGTACTGCTGTTGATTAATAAACTTGATGCCATACGACACGCCACTTGGCGCTTTAAAGTAAGTAGAGTCGTCAAGCAAGACAGGGCGATTGCCCACAAAGTCACCAGTAGGGCCAAGGGTGCGGCTCAAAATACTGGCTGGCCATGTAAAGACTTGATCTTGTGTGCAAAACACAGACAGACGTTCTGTGTTCCACGAATCCACCATCTGATTGAACGCCATTAGCGCATCTTGGGACGTAGCCGCAGAGGGCGTCTCACCTTCAGCAAGCACACCGAGAAGTCTAAGGGCACGTTCAATTTGCTGGCCAGTGGTGTACGTTGTCATGTTTAGACCTCTTCGGTAATCACTTTTCTACGGCGCTTAACTTCCAGCACGTTCACAGGAGCCGCTTCAGGTTCAGAAAGCGTGTCTGGATTGTAGCGTGTCCAGCCATTTTTTTCATCCATTTCAGCCTCTAAATCCATGGTTGCTATTTTGGCGCCATGAACAGGGTGAGTCAGAGTAATGTTCATAATTTAAGAATGGGGGTGATTAGCCCCCATTTGGTTTACAGAACGTGGAGTACAGCAAAGTTGATTACAAAAGCCTCAGCCAGCGAACCGCCAGAAAGGTTGCGAATTGTGATTACGCAACTTCCTGTGGTTTTGCTAGAAATCCAGCAGTTGTAAGCACCAGCGGTAGCGCCAGAAGACACGCTTAAAATAATAACGTCTTTTGCGCTGATTGTGCTGTTGTTCAAAGTGAACGAAACATTTGTGATGTTTGCCAAAGAGGCGCCGTTCAGTGTGATCTGACCAGCAGACTTGTTCAGCGTGACCGCTGTGGACTTGTCTGTCAATTGAGTCACTGTGCCGCTTGCTTCTGCGGTATAGCCCAACTCGCCGCCAGCCAGTACAAAGTTAGACCCAATGATGTCTTGGTCTTCAAAAGCAACACCAATTGGTTTGGTATTAGAGGTCATAATTGTTCCTTTAAAAATGAGGGCCGAAGCCCCCATTGTTTACTTCAAGAAGGCCGAGTAGGCAGCGTCACCGGTACGCACAAAACGGTATGTGTGTGCGCCGAAACGTGGAACAGTCACAGAGCCGAAGATCGTGATACCAGTGCCTGTGGTGACAGGAACGGTAGACGATGAGCCAGTGTTGTTGTTGTTGCAGATTGTCAACTCAAAAGCAGAGCCAACTTTTGCGCTAGGAACGGCTGCATCGAGCAACGCTGCTGTGGGCAGAGTCACGGTCAATGTAGCATCGCTGCCTTTGTTGCAAACAACCAAACCAACAACCACTTGATCAGCGGTCAATGTGGTGTCGCCAGTCAAGGTTGTGGGGATAGTTTGAACCGTCAGTTGTGCTTCGAGCAAGTTGCCGTCACCAATTTGATAACCGCCTGCGCCATTAGGTAATGCCATGATAATTTCCTTTCAATGTTAATAACAGAGATAGGGGCCGAAGCCCCAATCAATTAGCCCCAGATACGGCAGCCCATTTGTGGGCGGATCGTGTTGAAGCCGTACAAAACGTCAATACGGCAAGGCATACGGTCATTGTTGATGTCGTACTGGCGCACGACACGCAAAGAGATACCGTTGTGGACTGCGCGAGCAGCCATGTCAACACCTTGTGGCAACAGCAAGTCAGCAGTTGCAAAGGTGATGGCGTCCTTGTGATAGACCAAGTTCTGTGCGTACTGGCTAGAAGCAGCGCCTACAAACACGACAGCAGCACCGGAAGCAGGGAAGCTGTCCACGGTGGCCAAAGCATTGGCAGAAGTGTAAATAGGAGCAACAGTCACAGTGATTGCAGTGCTAACAGCAGTGGCGTCAGCCAAAGCAACGAACTGGAACAAAGAGCCAGTGGATTCACGGGTCTGTGGGTTCACAGCAAAGCAACCAGCAACAGTGAACACGTCACCGGCTTTAACTGTCAGGCCAGCGCCGATAGTCAAAGCAATGCTAGAAGCACCTTGAGAAGACACAGTAGTGGTCACAGAGTTGCCGGTGGCAGCGCGTGAACCAGTGGTGTGTTGCTTGATAGACTGAGACATGTTGATCTCGTCAAAGCCCAACACGCCAGTGCCCATCATGCCGTTCTTGAATTGCTTGCTGATAGTGTCTGTAGGATTGAACAGACCTTTCATGCCTTCAACCAAGCCAGCGTTAGCAGCAGGGTTCACGGTAGCGTAACGTGGGGACATCACAGCTGCGTTCTCGTTCAGCTTCTGCTGGGCTTGGAGCAAGACCAAAGAAGTAGAAGGAGTTGTGCCAGGTGTACCAACAGTGTTACCGATGGTTTTGTACGCATTGGCCACGTCTGCATCAATAGAAGATGCCAACTGGCTGATACGAGGCTTCAACACACGCTCTGCGAAGTCATCCAATTGCATGGTCAATTCAGCAGATGTGAAGTTGACGCCGATGTGCTTTTGGCTGGCAACGGTCAAAGTGGTGAACTGTTCGTTGTCGTCTTGCACTTGCAAGGCGGCGCCGTCAGTTACCAGAGCGCGGTCAGGTAAACGGATACGGAGGGTAGAACCGATCTTAGCACCTTCAACAGCAAAGCTGTCGTCGTACTGGCGGTTCACGTTACGGGTGAGCACAAGGTTATTTTCAAGGATCTCTAAAGCCTTCCTTGTGATCATGTCAATGGTTAAGATAGAATTGGACATTTATACATTCCTTATTTCAATGGTAAGATGAAGTCTTTGCAATCACCTAGAAAGGCACAACATGATTAGCTTTACGATGGACGGTATTGAATACCGTATGTTTGACCATCTTTACGCCGTCTCGCGTTGCGGAAAAGTTCTTAGAAATTTGCACCCCTACACTCCCCATGACCACACACAAGGATACCTTATGTTGGGCAGAGAGCGTCTTATGCACCGAGTTGTTGCGGCTTGTTGGTTGAAGGATTTTGACCCCCTTAAACAAGTTCATCACATTAACGGCGATAAAACCGATAACCGAGCCGACAATCTTGAATGCGTTACCGCCAAAGAACACTTTGGCGACAGGCATCTTGACATATCTAGCGAGATCGGAAGATACCATAGAACAGAATCTGCTCGGCAAAAGCTGCGTGAGTTTCGTACAGGCACGATTGACAGCGAAGAAACTCGCAGCAAAAAAGCTGCGATCCTTGCTGTTGTCGGGCCTAAAACTCAATGTAGCTTTCAAGGTATCACCTATCCTTCGGTTTCTGCTGGCGCTCGGGCGGCGGGTATTGCTCCTGCCACTTTTCGCCAACGATGCAAATCTAAGAACTTTCCAGATTACAAATTGACCTAGCGGTTCTGTGCTTCCCACTTTTTCACTTGTCGTTTGCGCTCGGCCTCAATCCACTGCGAATCCGTCATGGTCTTGGTAGACCGAGGATCAGTAGTGTCATAAGCCGACACTCCAGCGGAGCGTGCGGTGACAGGAGAAATCGGCGCTGGCGCAGATGTTGTTTTCTTGATCGGGGGCGCTGATGCCAATTTGGCCTCAATTTTCCCAATCTCTTTCGCCTGACCGAGTGGCGTCATGCGTGAGATTCGATCTGCTTCTTTTGGATTTGAGCCAAGGTAGTACGCTAACTCAGGCCCAATGTCCGAAGACTGGATCGTTTCAGCCATCACGTTTGTGATCGGTAGCTTGGGGTTGTAGGCGACTTGTTCAAAGTCATCGTACTTGTCCCGCGCTGCTTCTTCACGTTCCTGATAGCTTTCGAGGACTTGCGACTGCTGCTTGGCAGCTTCACGCTTGGCGAGCAGTTCTTCGGCTTTCTGGTAGGCCAATGCTTCCGCATAGGCTTCAGGGCTTTCAAACTGTTCAGCAGAAGTAGCTGATGGAGCTTTGACGATTTGCGTTTCCGCAGCACGTTGTTGCTGTTCTCGTTCCCACTTACGTTGCTCTCTTGCGAGGCGTTTGCCGATCATCGCATCGATTTCAGCCTGCGAGTATTTCTTCTCGTCGGGTGTATCGGTTTGATTCTCAGCGACTTCCGGCGTACTTTCAGCAACTTCAGGTGTGGCCGTCACATCCGTGGTTGGCGCGGAGTCTACTTCCGCTAGGGCTTGGACTTCTTCAGTCATTTTTTATGAATCCTAAGATTCCTCGGTGAACCTCGCCGATACGGTTGTTTTCAGCATTATGCTGGAATTTATCGCAATAACGCAACAACTAAATATATCACTGTTGACCAGAAAGCCAGAAGGCTGGCCCCGATCAACAAGAATATATGTCTGTTATTCATTCTGACAATGCGGCTTTGGCGGCTTCTTGTGCGGCTTCGTAAGCGGCAATCACCTCAGGCGTATGAACAGCAGCGGCAATTGCTTGCACTTTGGCATCTTCAGCGCTTACGTCAGCACCGGGGGCGACAACGTGGCGATGGAATTGACTGCTGATTGCTTTGCCATCTTCAAGAATAGCGGTTTTAGTGCGAACTTGGATTGAACCGTTTTCAACAACTTCAATCAAATCAACAGATATAACTTTTTCCAACATATTATTTCCTTTGTATAAATTTAGTGGTTAACACTACGGGCCAATTCAATCCATTTTGGGGTAGCTTCATTATTGAGAACCAATGTCAAGGTGTCTCTTGCTACCATTGCAAAATTTACATTTCCATTTAGAAAAATGTTAGTTCCACTGGTAATGGTAGTTGGGCCATTTGCAATAATTGTTACAACTTGATTGGTAACACCATCTAATAAATTAGTGATTGTTGTAGAACCAAGCGGTTGAAACAAAGTAGCGTTTGCTACGGAGGGGGTGGCAGAATCTGCCAATCCGTCTGAAACATATTGAAAGCGTCTTACTTTACTACGTTCAATGTAATCTGTTCCACTGTCGTTATAGATGAAATTGTTTGTCAGTAAAGTGCCGCCAAAAGTAGAAGCAGAATTACATTCCAACCTAGACAAAGTTACAGTGCCAGTGACTGTAATGATGTTGACGTTCATGTCAACACCATACAAAAATCCAACAGACACAGTTGTTGAAGTCGGCCCAATCACATTTCGCCAGAATAAATACGATATTTCAGCGCCGGGTGAATACAACAGATTGCCAGTTACATCAAACTGCCCGTTGTAAACAAAACCTGTCCCCAAGGTAGATGAGACGTTATAAATTCCAGAAACAGCTTTTCGACCGCCTTCACTTCTAAAATTAGTTAACGACCAGTTATCTAAATTTGGTGTTGAAGCGCCTACAGTAGTTCCATCAATATAAACAACACTTCTTGTTGGGCCTGTTGCAGTAACAGAAGGAACAAAAAATGTATTGTTTATGAAAAACTGAAGGCCACCACGAATGCGAATGCAGTCTGTGTTTCCTGAGCCTTCTACACGAAACGTGCAATTTGTGACCCTTTTTACACTGTTAGAGATTTGATCTGTCGCAGGGTAAATAGTTGCGTAAACGCTTGCAATACCTTCGCCAGCGCCAAGATTGTCGCTAGTGTCAGCGTATGCAGTAGCCCCGTTTGATGTGCTTCTAAAATCACAGTTTTGCAGTGTTAATTCTTCTGCGGCAAAGCTGTAAAAAGCCGCCTTAGAGTAAGCGCCATCAATAATCACATTGCTTAGAATGTTACGCAAGCATTCGAGGGTAGTACTTCTTGCCAATAAGATTGCGGCTTGTGGTACACCAGATGTTGTAGCCATCTGAAAATCTCTGAACACCAAATCACTTGAGCCTGTGCCATCAATACAAACAGTTGTAATACCGCTTGATCGAATTGTTGTGCCTTTTCCCGCACCCGATATGGTCATGGGCCAAGATAAATTTGTAAGATTTAAAGCAGTACTTAATAAGAAATTACCTGCTGGTAAAACTACTTCACCACCATTACTACTTTGCACTGCGTTGATTGCTGCTTGAATTGCGGGTGCGCTGTTAGCTACGCCTGTGGGATCAGCACCATAATCAACGACATTTACAACAGCACCGTTGATCATGGAAAAGGAAACTTTGGTCAAAGACATGTTTGTTCCTTATGCTGTGATGTATGAAAAAGTTCCATACAGTTGCGTATTGTTCTGAATGTAAGTGTTGTAAGCCAGTGCAGCAGAATCAGAAGCGGCTGCGGCTGCCATGCCAAACAAATAGAATGAACTGCCAGAAGAACCATAGGGTTGAATGCGAACAACATTGGCTTTTAAATTCTGAACCGATCCTATTGATCCTGCAGCTTGGCTGCTAATTGCGTAAGGCAAACCACTAATGATCGTGTCGCCAGTTCCTGCGCCAGCCGATGTCTGCACGATACTGAAGGTACAGAATACTGTTCTGCCAATTTTAGTGTATGTGCCGCTTACAGTAGCCGTTACAGTGCCTGGTGTTGAACCATTTAATGCGGGTGTCCAAGTACCTTCTTCATAGTCAGACAACAACTCGCTTGTGCCTGTGCCTGGTGTGGCGGAAAAGTCGATGCCTTGACCTGATGTGCTGATGGCTAAATTGCCTGCGGTTGTCATTGCAAACCGCTGATTCCAAGATGAGCCGTTGTACATAAAGAACAACGTGTCGCCAGTTGGCCCCATCTGAATGGTAGACGCATATGTTGTGCCAGTAGCACTTTGAAGCGTGATGTTTGGGCCTTCTTGAATAACTGCCGAGCCGTTTCGGAACGCCCAAAAATCTTGGTTACCACCCGTAATACCCGTAATTTTTACGCCGTGCGCCGAACCGCCAATATTGGCGTCCATGCCTGCCGTAGAAATTCTTCGTCCAGCGGTAAGATTAGCCACGCTAACCTTGTCTGTTGCCCCGCTTTGTACAATTGGGAGGACTTCAGTACCGGCTAACGGAGTAGTAGCGGCGGGGAGTGCGGAGATTTTTGTGTCAGCCATTTTTTAATCCTCAATTTATTTGATAGTGCCCAGTAATTTTAAAATTACTAGAGTTACCAAGTTGTACGTCTGTCAATGCAGTTTGCGTGCCGGTTACTAAACCTACAAGATTGATCTTCGTGGTGTTTGGGTTAATAACTCCACAGATTTCGTTGTATGAGCCAATTGTTATGTCGCTAAGAGATGTTTGCACAACAGCAAAAAGATTAGCAACGTTATTTGATGTAAACGGAAGCCCAGTAATAGCTACAGACCCAGTGGCGCTGCCCTTACTTGTCAAAGACAGATAGCCTTCAAAGAACACTGTTTTACCCAAAATAGTGAGCCGCCCCACTTGATTGCTGTATGTGATACCAGTTGTAGCGCCTCCAATTTCAAGTGCAGGTGTCCATGTGGTTGGGATAATGGTGTCGTTTAAAGACGTAGAGTTAAGAACTCGATCAAATGAATATGTTGCATCACGATTTCGACCAAGGCTAACTCCTTCAGGCCAAAAAACGGAGTAAATAACGGCAGTATCAAAACGGCAAAGATCAACAGAGCCAAAAACTTCAATAGTTGAGCCAGATACATAAATGTAATAGTCTGGATCGGCTACGCTAGTATTCCCTGCAAAAGTGCAATTTTTGAAATCTACGCCAAACGCATACGGACTATCAATAAACGCAAAGCCAGATTTGACTGGGTTGGTACTGCCTGGTGAAATACCAGAAGCATTTTCTTCTGAATAGCACCCAATAAACGACCAATTTTGCACACCATATGTGCCTGTAATGCGAACGGGAACTGATATGTTATTTTCCCAATTGCAATTTATAAATGTCCAACCGTCTAGCAAGAAGTTTGCAAATGTGTGGTTTACAAATAAGCCATAGCGACCGTTGTTTGCCCAACGGCAAGTTTCATAATATTGAAGTGCTTGGTTGTTAGTGCTGTCAGAAACAAATCCATCAAGCAATGAAGTCAAAAACGAGCAACGAATCCATCTATTCCAAATGGATCGACCAGTAATCAAAACTCCGTAGTTAAATTCAAAAAACGACAAATCCATAAATTGATGAAAGTCGTTTTCGTTTGCGCCAACTGCGCCGTTAATCAACAAACCTACTGCATTGGGGTAGGTAACCTTGTTGCGGTTGGCAAAATAAATACCTTCAAGTCGAATGCCACGCAAAGAATTTGATGCGTTGGAAATCGTAATGACAGGGTTGTCGCTGAAATTTTTAACAATTGTTTTTTCACGCCCAGCGCCAATCAATGTTGCGCCAGATGTTGTAATTGTGATGTTGCAAAGATATGTACCAGGCGGGACATACACGGGGTTGCCCGTTGCAATTGCAGCCGTAAATGCGGCAGAGCTGTCAATTGCGCCAGTTTTGTCTGCGCCGAAATCTATGACGCTGACATATTGAGCCAACTTAGCTTCAACATTTGTAGCCACAGAGTTGGCGTAAGGCGGGTCGTAAGTGACTTGCGAAGAATCTACTGCGCCAGCACCTTGCTGTTGGGTTGTGGTGAATTTAACTTCAGCACCAACATGAAGGCCACTTGTAAATGTTACAGTGTCGCTGTCAGTCTCGGTGTACGCATACTGAGCGCCTGGGCCGTACTGGTTCACGCCGTCCACGAACACGGACAAACTATTAGTACCAGGCTGGTAGCTGATTGACAGATTGAACACTGTCTGACCAGCGGTGGCGGTAACAATCTGCTGTTGATTGGTGTACGCCACCGAATTGGAATTGATACCGGTGATGTTGTCATATGTGGCGATCAAAACATCGTTGCTGTCTTTCAACACAAACTTGTAATTGATGCCATCAGTCAACCAAATCTCACCGCTACCAGACACACGGCCTGCGGCATCCAAAACGATAGGGTTAGTCCAAGCAGTAATGCCTTGTGACGAAGTATAAGTTGTCGCAGGCGTAGTTGTGCCTGCGAGGTATGTGTACAGCTTACCGCCAGTCAGGACTGCGCCGGTATTAGTGAAGAACTGGGCCGCAACGCCGCCCACGGGGGAAAGATTGACGGCCATTTAGGTCACTCCAAAAGAATCAAGCCACCGTCCTCTTGGACGAGATTATCACCATTTTCGCACAGCAAGTTGCTTTGGGCTTGCTCATCGCCACGCCCACCAAACAACGACACAATGCCGCCAAGGCCAATGCCTAGTGCGTTGCGAAGGGCTACGCCGAAGCTCATTGCTTGTTAATCGGTTTGCAGTAGATAGTGCCGCCAGTGGACACTTGGATAGCGCTTACACGCCATACGCCGCTGACAGTGATTGGCACTGCGAAGGGGATAGGTGTAAATGCAGGAATCGGGGTGCTGGCAGTCGTGGCCACAGCAGCTTCGCCAACTTCTACAAAGCAGGGTTGGTCAGACCAGACTACCACGCCTTGAGGGCCAGCGTTCCATGTGGAAGTGCTGCCAGCCGTGCCTGTAAAAGCC